GGGCGCGCTCTGGCGTGAAGGGTTGCCGCCGGTTCCCGTGGCCAAGGTGACGCCATCCAGCCCGTTCGGCACCAAGCTGACGACGCACTTCACCCTGGGCGAGTTTGCACTGGGTGATCCGGCCCGGCGCTTTGTGGCGCAGCATCAGGTGGACACCGCCATCGAGCTGGCGGCGTTCCTAGAGAAGGTCCGCACCGCTTTCGGCGGCAAGCGCGTCACCATCACAAGCGGCTACCGGCCGGCATCGATCAACCGCGCAGTCGGTGGCGCCAGTAACAGCGAGCACCTTTACGATGCGCCCAGCGTCGGCGCGGTGGACGTCTACGTTGACGGCGCAGACATCAACGCAGTCCAGTCGTGGGTGGATCGTGAATGGCCCTACAGCGTCGGCTATGGCGCGGCTAAGGGTTTTGTTCACATTGGGATCCGCAAGGGCAGGCCTAGGGTCAGATGGCCGTATTAGCCATTGCATGATCATTCCTGACCACGAGATTGCCCGCCTCTGTCGCCAGGCGGCGATGGTGGTGCCCTACAACGCCGACTTGCAAAACCCCGCCAGCCTCGATGTGTTGCTTGGCGATCGGTTGATGATCGAGGTGCCCGAGCGCCCCGAGCTGCAGATCCTCGGCATCGGTCACCACACGCAGGCAGACCCGTACTGGATGACGCCGGGTGAGTTCTGCTTGGCCGAGACGCAGGAGATCTTCAACCTGCCCGACCACATCGCGGCGCAGTTCGTGCTCAAGTCCAGCCGTGCCCGTGAAGGGCTGGAGCACCTGCTGGCCGGTTATTGCGATCCAGGGTGGCATGGCAGCCGGCTGACGCTAGAGCTGCACAACAGCCGCCGCTTTCACAACATCGCGCTGTGGCCTGGTATGAAGATCGGCCAGATGGTCTTCCACGTCATCGCCGGCACGCCGGAGCGCACCTACCGCGAAACTGGCCGCTACAACGGCGATCAACAGGTGACCGCTAGTCGAGGGTGATTTGCATTCGCGCAATCCTTGCTGGCGCATCTGCCGGGTCATCAAGCGGGATCATCCGGTAATCATCAACGCCGTGGGTTTCTGCCCAATACTGCGCGGCGATGTGAGTCGGGAATGGCCCGACGTGCCAAATGCCAAGGTCAAGGATGTAGGTCATTTCAGGGATGGGTTGCGCTGCTCAGGCGTGAGGCTGGGGTGATCTTCGTCATCATCATCCTCGGGCAGATCCTCGGGGATGTAGTCGTATTCAGGATCGAGCTGGCGGGTCATGGTGAAGAGGGCCGCCGAAGCGGCCCGGTAGGGCTCAGCGCCCGAGGCAGCGAGCTGCGTGCTGCTCGGAGACCCAGCCTCCTTCTTCGCCAGGGTTGGGCAGTGCTGCGGTGGGCAGCTGGCGGACAAAGACCATGCCAGCCTGGGGCTCGCGGTGGCCTTCGATCACCTCGGCGAGCATCACAGCGCCGGGGAACCAGTCGGCCATGTGGGGCATGTCCACCCAAACATGCTGGCCGATGTGGAGCGTCTCGCCCATCTGATCGAAGAGTTGAACCATGGCGTCCTCCGCCTGAACTGAAAGAACTATACACCGCAGGCAGCGCACCTCGCCCCGATCGGGCGGCCAGTTGACAATCCGCAACACAAGCCGATCCAGTCTCACCCGTTACCGTTGGTTCAGCCGGGCGTCTGGCCATGCGGGCTTACCTGGTTGAGATCAACGCCAAACTGATCATCCGCTCCGACACCGAGCCATCCGAGCTGCCGGCTGACATCTACAGCCAGCTGACGGAGTTCATCCCTAGCGATGACGACATCGTTGACCTCGACGTTTCCGCTTTCCTGTTGCCTGGCCAGGACGATGGAACACCGGATTGAAGAAACGCAGCTGGTCACCCGCAAGTCTGCGCGCGATCAAATCCACCTTTCGTGGAACTACCAATGCGCCTATTGCGGTGAGGCGCTTGGCAGGAGCCCGACATTGGATCATGTGGTCCCACGGGTAAGGGGTGGAGGGCAGCAACGGTCTAATACGATTTCCTGCTGCCTGATGTGCAATTCTCAAAAAGGGCACCGAGAGTGGCGGGAATGGTTTAGGCAACAGGTTTTCTGGAATTCTGCGAAGGAAGAAGCAATTGAGCGGTGGGTTGGCGAAGGTAGTTGATTGCTGCTGACTACTTTGGGCTCTTGCATGGCGTAAAGACTGCGCAATTAGGCGCAAACCTGCCGCCAGTCTGACGGCACTCGGGAATGTCAATCTCACATCGGCCGCGGCCGCCAGGTGTCCAGTGGATGCAATCCCAGCACATCACCTTTGGCTGCGTGTCGGGCTCCACCGGCCGCGCTTTAGCCTTAAAGGCCATGTAGTGCTTCTGTCCACGCTCCATTGCCTGGCGTAGGTCAACGGTGCCGGTGTCAACCACCAGATGGTGCTCAGGCTTTGGGCCGATCGTGATGTGCGCGTGCCACGTCTGGCTTGCCCGCTCACAGGTCAACAGCAAGCGGCCAGCGTGTAAAGAGATCATTCGTCTTCGCCGTGCGCTGGCTGGTGATAGATGCGCTCAAACACCATGCTGAGTGGATCTTGCTCCTGCTCCATGCTGCGCTCAAACACCGTGCGCGCAATTGGATCAGTTTGATCGGCAGCAAAAAACACGTCTGGCCAAAACTTATCTTTTACCACTAGCAGGCTCACCCGTGGGCTTTTGGCCAGCAACCAGATGGCAATGCGATCCAGTGGTGACAGGTTAGGCAAGTTCATGGCTTTAGTTTCGCAATCAGTCGAGCAAGATACCAGTGCGCTTTGTTTAAGGACTCAGCACCGCCCTTGTGCTTTTCGCGCCAGACATATTTCAGGATATTGCCTTTGCAGTATCCGGCAAACTCTTCTGGCGTGAGCGCGGCCGCAATAGCGTCAATGCACTCAATCTCGCCTTGGCGGTAGTGCGGTGGCTGGTTGACTGGATCGGTCATGCGGCTATCTCATCGTATGGGGTGGCAACCAGCTGCCAGCGATCACGCATTACAAGCTGACCACCTGTCAGGAAGCTGCGCATCGTGCCGCGTGGTATGCCGTGACGGCGTGCCCAGTTCCATCGGTCGGTGACCGTCACCCGCTGCGTCCGCTGCCCGCGCACGTCACGCACCACCCAGGCGGGCTCCGCATCTACAGGCGGCTGCTCGCCATGCTGGCGCGCCACCCACCAGACCCACGTCCCGCCACCGTTGCCGATGCTGACGCGGCGCAGCAGCTGCTGATCCTCCAGCTTTCGCAGCGAACGGTTCAGCGTGGCGCGATCGGTGCCAAGCTGCTCGGCCAGATCGGATATGTCAGACCAAAACGCTGGGCAAAGCTGCTCCAGTTGCACCAGCACCAGCAGCAGCTCAGGGCGGTATCGGTGCCGCAGCTGCGCCAAAAACTCCGGCTGGATCACGCCCACCTCCCGAGCACATATTGACGGCAGACAGCAATGCACTGCTGCGCGTGCTTTTCGGCAAGAATGCTTTCCGTACCACCGATGGCCGTCACGCAGGCAGCATGAAGTTCTGGGTAGGGGGTGTCGCGGAAGTTGGCGGCGATGTCGCGGCAGAACTCCTCCCATAGCCCGGTGTAAGTGCCACAGGTGCGGCCGCTGGAGGCATAAAGCGCGTCGAGCATATCAACGCGCTGCTGGTCAAGTTGGACGCGGGTCATTGGTGCTCTTGCAATGCTTGGCGGATCATGAGCAACTCCTTGCGGCAGGCAACAGCCTGCGAACCATGGAGGTTGCTTAGCAGTTCTAAACGCAGGTCAAGCAAGGCGCACAGCCGCAGCCGTTCATCCTGTTGCCCTGCCCTGTAAAGGCTGGAGTCGCTGATCAATGCCTCCAGCTTGGCGCGGTGGTCAGTCATGCTGCCTCCACCGCAGCACCGGGCCAGCGGGCTTGGGCGTACTTAATAGCGTGACAGCGTGACTCGGCGCGGGTGATCCATGTCATTGGCTGCGCGCCCATGGGGTAGACCAACACGCGATATTGCCGCGTCCGCATCTTGGGCAGTGGCCGGCTAATGCCATCACCAAAACGACCGCGTTCTTCTTCTTGCCATGCAAAAGGGGTGATTTCAGACATGATTTTCTGGATCGTTGACGTTTTCAGGGTTAAGCCATTCCATTTCTTGCCACCACGGCATCCAGTCGATGGCAGCCTTGGCTTTGGCATCGGTCAAGCTGTGCGCCCAGATGCACTCGATCACATTGGCGCTACGGATCTGGAAGTAATACCGCTGCATCTTGGTGATGGCAAGGTTAGTCGTGGTCATAAAACCTCCAGTTGATGATTTGTTGGATCACGGGAAATAGGCCAGCCCATACGCTCCAAGGATCGCCAGACAGCACGGAATTGGGGATTGAGTTAATGCTTCCCCATCGGGGAAAGTCGGGGTGGATGCCGCTGTTGGTCCAGTAGATGCGGCCGATGTAGCCGCCAGTGCTGGTGATCGCCATGAATGTCGGCCTAGTCATGGCTTCAGGTTGCTGTGGCAAGCGGGATGCTGATTGTGCGCCAGTGTGGCCTGATCGCGGCCGCCGGCGTATCCCGCGGCATAGATAGCGGCAAGCACCACCAAGGCAGTGATGCGGTTGACCCAAGGGTTGGTGATCATGATGCAAGCGCCTGACGGACGCGGTAACGGGTGATGTGGAGGCGTTCGGCGATCTGCCGTTGGCTGTGACCAGCGCGTTGCAAGATGCAAACTCGGCGCTGATCAGAAGCGGTGAGCCAGTCGATGATGGCGACCAGCACCAACAGCGGCAGCAGCAGCTTCCAAATCAGTAGGAAGGTGGTAGCGATCATGGGAGGCATTCGGCGGAGGGCCGGTTGCCTCCGATGCGTGAATCATACACCGCAGGCGGCGCATTACGCAATCGGGTCATTCACAATCCGTAACGCGGTGTCGGGCATCGGCCGCTCTCGACCGTCGCTCGTTTGCTTCCTGCGTCAGGTTTGCCCGCGGGTCCTGCGCTTCTTTATGGCTTGCACGCATCCGCGTGTGCCCCACCGTCACATCAATTGGCACCCGCAGCACTGGCTTTCGCGAATGCCTGGCGCTCCACCCCACTGCATAGCTCGGCACCGTCACCTCCACCGTGTACCAGACATTCCCGCAGTTCTCGCACGCACGTTTGCGCACCGTCTGATCAGCCATTTGGCTGTTCGTCACCACTGCACGGTGGCAAGGGTGACTGCACGCTGGGCAATTCATGGGCAACATGGGGCAATCTGCCCCGGATAGATAAACTTTGGTCAATGGATGGCTCCAAGCGGCGGTCAAT